GATACATAGTGCTGACTTGTGCGGTTGCCATTTTGGCGAGCGAGATTTGCACCTCACCATCGTGTTCCTGACGCTGCTTTATCATTACTGATTGAGTTTGTTGAAGAGCTTGCCCTGCTTGCTCTAGAGTTCCAATATGAACTTGCTGCAGTTCGATAGTATTTCGTAAATTGGTGACAACGTCTTTTAAACCTAAATGGCGCGTCATATTATCTATTTGCGCCGTGGCATTGGAGACAATCGCCAGTTGCATGCTGTCTAGCCTAGGGCTGTAATCAAACATCCAACTGCTGGCTTTTATCTCGATGCGGGTAAGCGCTTTGGCTGCGGCAAACTTCAATACAAAACTGCGGTTGTGTACGTTGTTCACGCCCTGGCGTTTACGTTGCAGCGGTAAATAGTCCAGCGCTAACAAGATGCCGGTACTAGTCACTAAACCAATCCAGTTGTAATCAAAGTCGCCAATGTCCTGGTCCATCACCGTCGCCCAGGCAACAGTATGCTCATCAATAAAACCGGTAATTAATTCATCCGTTTGATACACAATCTGAGCTTGTGCTGGGATTGCCATATTAGGGTCACGCGCTGCGTTATCACTTAAGTTCGGTACATTCGCTAACACCAGTGTTGAGACATTTAGCCCCGTATTTTCAAGTGCACAGGTGGTGATGTGCTGTTTACCAGCATTAGTAAGAATGCCGGTTACTTTTTGTGTTGAAATCGGCTCAGACATAGAAACTTACTCCGTTGCAGTACTAATGCTGCTTTCTTTACTCAAAAATCCATACAGTGGCTGCAGTGTCAGCGGATGTTCAACCGACATCGTCAGTGGTAACAATGGCACGTTTTGCACATTGTATTGCCCACCTAAAAAACCACTCATGGGGTTAAATTCAATATCGCTGCCTTGCGTCAGTGTTAAGCCTAAAGGCACATGCACACTGTCCCATTGCACATCAAGCCAACCAGGCGCTAATCCAACATCGACCACGCTGTGCACCGTGAATTCATAACGTCTGCAGGTGCGTCCATAGAGCTGGATCAACTCGGGCATCAGTTCACCGTATTTCGAAACGGTATGACTGCTAAAGTCGATTGCAATAATGTCCCAATCTCGGTTATCAATGCGCTCGCTTACTTTGATTACATCGATACCAAGGCGATTAAAGATGGCTTCAATCGTGGCAATCTCACCAGCATCAATGGTATTAACCAGTGCATGCTGGACCCGCTTTCTAAAAAAGTCCGCGGGTTCAAAAGGCAATCTTTCAGTTAAACGTTCCCAGGCTAATAACCCTAAAAAGGGTTCCTCACTTTGCCGCTCATCTTTTTGCGCAACCGCCCACATCACCCAATCTTTGGTATTGTTCCAATATTGCTGCGCTGCCTTCATTAACTGCTCGGCATGGCCCTTGTTTAACCAAGTCGCTATTTCTGGCTGCTGCTTATTCTTATCCATGTTGCACAACCAAGTGCGTTAGTCTCGGTAACCACAACCCCGTTTTAATATCACCACAATCAAAATCGATACTGCGTAATGCAGGGAATTGATTATGTAATTGCGCTTGTAACTGGCTCATGCTGAACAACGAATTCGGGCGCGTTCGATGAGGTTGATACGCATCATTTAAACGAAACGCCGCCTGGATAAAGGTCTTTATATCCGCTTTAATATCAACGCTATTTGCATGCAATGAATACGTGGCCGTTATCACCTTGTCTTGCGTAGGCATTGCATACACTTGAAAGTCATCACCATGGCCATGATGACCATCATCACGAATATGTTGATTAATTGCGCTTAACAAGCCTGTTGATACTTGCCCAACATTTAAGTAAATAAACGCATTAGCGGTACCTGGGCCACGCGGCGCTTGGTTTACAATTTCAATATTTTCAACCGGTATAGCGAAATCACTGATTATCGATTTATACACGGTATTGATATGCCATTTAGCGGCAGTACCGAATACGTTTCTTATTCTGTTTCGGTATGCCTCGGTGCTTTCTTCGTTAGCACCTGGGATAAGCAGCCAGTCTTTTTCATTACGAACACTGACGCCCTCCATTGGGTTAACCAAGCGGTAATAACTGCCTACCGGTAAGTTATACGCCTGCCCTGCAGTAACAGCCTGCGCCAACACTTCAATGACCGATTCACCTTCTTTAAATACTGCAGCGCTGAGCGTACGTAACTGATATATAGTGCCGCCAATACTGTCACTTTCCACCAAGACACCTGCAGCAATACTCAATACACCATCACTGCTGACGCGTGTTAAGGTCAGCATGCCTTTGGCGTTAATAGCATCCACAATAAAGACATTTCGACTCGGACCATGTAACCCGATTAATGCGCTGCGACTTGCCGTCATGATAAATAGATCGGGCATCAATATACGTGCTATCCAATCAAGTAAACTCACTACAGGCTGCGTGATTAATGCTTTAACGGTACGCCAAAATGGACTAAACGGACTGCCATTTTCAATCGTGATTTGCTGATCGCTGAGTACCTGGTCCCATTGCTTTTTGGCAACCGTGTCATTCACAGGTAGACCAGCATCCATCATCATTTTTTTAAAGTCAGGTACGATATCCGGTGTTCTATTTTCATTGTTCATGCTACGCCCCTGCCCACTTCATTACGCCGTATTGCTTGGTTTGTGCTTCAATCGATAAGGTTTTATCACTGTTATAGCTAATCAAGATTGTGCCAGGCTTAAGTCGGTCGTCTTGTTCCACTTCCAGCTCTAAATCGGTTAGCACTGGCGCAATACCATTGATGTTGCGCTGCTTCACTAACTTAACCAGTAAGCCACTTTCAAGAATGCGGTGTTTGACGTCTTGGCCAATCACCTTGGCTGCAGACAATTTTTCCACACTTAAGGACGGATTAAACACAAAGTCACCATCGATAATATTTAAATCAACATGCATATTTATCATTAGCCGGCTAACTCCATTAACTGTTCAAAATCATGCGCAAGGTTGTCGCTTTTCATCACCACGTTATCGATATACACGCGTTTGCTGTTATCGGCGCTGCTATTGCTCTGGTTATTCGCGCTTTGTTTACTTTGCTGGAAATACTGGGTTCGCTGTATACGCGGACGGCTTACCTTTGCCAGCTGTTGGTTATTTTCTTGATGCTGTTGAATACGCGCACTGTGCGCACTTGTCTCATTAAACGTTTGGCTTTCAACAAGCGACGCTGCAACCGGTGATAAACCACCAACCGACTCGAAACTATTCACCTGATTGAATCGCGTATTTGCATTCGCTAGATTGTTGGTTGCGAACGCCTCAGTATTTACAACCTGGTTTGCAGCAATCGGCGCGAAGCCGTTAACCTGACTAACTCTCGTATTCATGTTCGTTAAACTGTTTGCTGAGAGTACTTCAGAGTTCAATACCTGGTTTGCAGTAACCGGCGATAAACCGCTAACCTGATTGAACTGCGTATTTGTATTAGCTAAGTTGGTCGTTGCATAAGCCTCTGTGCTCAATACCTGGTTTGCAGCAACTGGTGCAAAACCGTTAGCCTGGTTAATTCGTGTATTCATGTTTGCAAGATGGCTTGAGCCAAGTGTCTCTGTGTTGAGTTTCGTTGATAATGTATTTTCAGCTGATATTGGCGCAGCTGTTTTAGTCACCTCTTCAACTTTTGAGTTAATGGTCATGTCTTTACCGTCCATCAATCCCAGTGCTTCGAGCACCCATGTCACATTATCAATCAGAGCACTAAACACTGACATTACGCTGTCAAATATCTTGATCAGAACTTGCCCCCAACTTGAGTCTTTAAAGGCCGCAACAATTGCATCCCAATAAAAGATAAGTCCCGCAACGGCAGCCACTAACGCCACAACCCCAGCGATAACTAGCCCAATCGGATTGGCAAGTAATGCTGTATTAAATAACCAAGTTACACCCTGCGCCGCTAACATAGCGCCACGATAGAGACCGATAGCAGTAAGATAAGCCCCCATCACGGCAATGTTGCCTAAGAACCCCATCACACGCAGTGCAACTAAACCAATCTGCCATAGTTTTGTTGAGACAGCGGCGGCATTGCTAACAACACTCAGCCCAATCAATGCAAAACGATAAATACCGATGATCATATTCATGGCACTGAAGGCAATCATTAATGCAATGACGCCAACAGCTGCCGCACCAAGTACGCCCGTTAATGTTGGGAATTCTTGTGTTAGCCATATCACGCCACCTAACATAGCAACCAACATATCGACAACCGGTTCAATAATCGGTAACACCGCTTGCCCCATCGCCGTTGCTGCGCCATTTAATGAACCACTAAATCTGTCCCAGGGACTGGCAATGATATTGGCCATTTCACTGGCCTTGGATGCATCAGTAACATTGGTCAGTTCGTTAATGCCCTGTTTTAACTTGGCTGTTTTGGAACTTAAAATATCAACCACAGAGGCTGCATTTTTAGACCCAAAGGCTTTATTTAAAATATCACCTCTGGCCACACTGCCAATACCCGTCAGCTTTTGGTTAATACGCGACATAACCACATCAATACCGAGCATATCGCCCTGGCTATTAGTGAGCTCTATACCTAATGTTTTTTGCGCTTTACCAATGCCATCAATAAAGGCGGCATATTGAGTACCCGCTACCGAACCCGACTTAAGGACCAGCTGCAGTTCGCCAAGCACCGCAAATTGTTCTGCGGCATCGATACCACGACTGGCGGCTTTGGCACCTAACGCACTAAAGGCCGATTGCATTTCTGCGCCGGTGGTTTTATACATTTGCACGGCTTTCGCGGTTTGCCCTGCAATCTGATTCACCCAGTCGGACTTGCCCATCTTGTTAGCCGTTTTTTCAAAGATGCCGTACATGGTGCCCATATAACTGGTGATCGTGCTGGCGTCCGCTTTAGTTGCTACCGCTAATACATTGGATGCCTTGGTAAAGGAGGCAAGCTCATCACCGGTGAGTCCTGATATAGCCGATTGAATATCGTAAGCACTGCGCACGAACTCTGCAGAGTTACCGCCAAACTGCGTGGTAAATTCAAACGCGGTTCTGGTTAGTTTGGTTAAGTCTTCGCTGGCTACACCCAATGTTTGTACTTCACCCAGTGCAGCAACATGATCAATAGCCGGTGACAAACTGCTGACCAATGCCATGGCACCGCCAGCTGTTCCCATAAAGCCACTCATCATTTGGTTTTGAGCGCTGGCCGTTTGGGCGCTAAGTTGGTTTATCTTGTCCATGATTTTATTCACTGGCCCTGTTGCTTTATCAACAACGCCAATGGTGTACATGAGTTTTTCCAACTTGCTTAATGCGCTCATTCGTTCCCCTCACCAGTGACTTAACCACTATCTAACGCCATGCAAATACCATTGTTGATGGCGATTTGCTGCTTTTCTTGATTATCGTTTTCCAAAAACAATGCCTGGGCTAAACTGTCTTCGGTGGCTGCGCTGTGTGGTAGCCATTTTTGCTGATAGGCGAGCAACTGATCTAAGCGGTTTCTGCTTATCTCTTTTGCGCGCTGTTCTATTTTTTTACGGTGATATTGAACTCAGGTTGATACTCTTCAACGACACTGCCAACCAGATGCAGCGCCGCACCTGGCAGAGCTAACATTTCTTTCAATGTTGCTTTGCATTCACTGTCTACAACCGTCATTAAGAAGTTGGTCGCAGGTTGAATTTTATTAACCTGGTTACTTTGGTTTAAAAACTTGTTGTAAGCCGTTACGTTCACATTGAAACTCAGTTCAATGTCATTCACTTCTAGGGTGATCTTTTGCTCTAACGCCATGGTCATTCTCACTCTTTATTTGGGATCAAATCAGCTTGGTTTAACAGGGTGTACGTAAAGGTACTACCCCATTGCTGACGGCTTTGATGGCAAAGGGCCATCAGCTTATTAAAATCATTCGGGTTGGCTAATACCTGGCAACCTGCAGACCACTTGTCGACTTGCTTTGACTCATGATTTGCACTCGCTCGATGGCAATTAATACCGAAATAACCACGTTGTAGGTTATTCTCACAATCCAGTTGATTATCATTGTTGTTATCTCTGTAAACGGTGACGGGTTTATGCTGCACTAACGCAGGGTATTTTCCCTGGTGATAACCAAAGGTCCATAAACTGCGGTGCTGCATGGCGGCCAATACTGCAGTACCATCAACATTGCAGGGATTTTCACGGTAATAAGTGCCTGCATCCGTGGTGCATTTAAAGGTTGTTAGCTGCCACTTTTCATCTTGCTGATACAACAAACAAAGCAGATCGTTAAAGCTGTTTGCCTTGGTGTCC